AGTAACAGTATAGTTCTTCATAAAGTTAGTTGCTTCAATCATGCAACCATAAAACAAAGCATCGTAGCAATAATCACTATAATAGTTATTTTGATTAGCACTTGTTAAAGCTGCTGGCTTAACGACATAGACAAGTTTGCCACTATAAGTAGCACTTGCAGTAGGAGCAAAGATAATGTTGCTATTTGTTTGCCTTGCATAATACTTAGGTGTTCCTGTCTCTGCGCTTACTGGCCAGTAGTCATTAATAAATTCATCTGTTCTTTGAAGTAGATTTATTTTGCTACCTGCTTCTTCAATATTAATATTCTTAATAATACGTGTTCCTGTTGGAAGAGTATATGTATTGGTACCTGACGTAAGTGTAATAGATGTTGCAGTTACCAGACCATAATCATCCAATGCCTTAGTTAGTCGTTCCTCAACACGATTAACCATTTTAGGAATATAAGAGATAAACTCAGAACCTTCGTTCTCAGTTGCTTCTATAATATCATTGACTAGGTATGTGTAATTAGCCATAATAGATTGTTACCGTTGATGCGGTAGTAGGACACTGGACAACTACAGGCCCAGCCATACGAACACCGTTATCTGTAAGATAGGCTTCTGTCATATCTGAATTAGATGTATTAGTAAACTTAATGATGCCACCTGTTGTGTTACCAAATGGGTCTAGTGAAGTACCAGTAATAATAAACTCCCCTACACCCTGAGCATGTACGCCCCGAATCCGTGTATCTGTCACGGTCACACCGCTTACTGTATCTACAGCTGTGTTAACTAGCGTAGTATTGGCAGTAACATATGCTACTCTAAGATTTGCCGACATATTGTTTGCTCCTGTATAAAAACTATAATAGCTATATTATACTAAAAAAGGGCGCAGGATACAACTCCCACGCCCTTCTATTTTTAGTCTTTAGTAAGTTAGTGCTTATGCACCAGCGTTACCAAAGAACCCACGCCAGTCAGACCAACCGAAAGCATAACGCTCACGGGCCTTAAAGCGAAGGTTACCTGTGTCGAAGTCAGGCTCCATCTTAGTCTGAAGCGGTGAACGTACAAACATTTTTGTTCCGTTCGGGCAATCAGTCTTGATGAAGAAAGCATTCGTATCGGTAAAGCGGCGGTTCACATAGAAACCACCAGGGACTAGACCTTGGTTACGGATGCTGTTGATGTCGTTGACATTCGTTACGCCAGTCGTGCTGTTCGTAACTACAGTCGTTGACAACGCTGAGTTCAAGATTTGGTCTGCAGTGAATGCGAGGTCTGATGGGATGTGTAAGCTTTCAGCTTGCGCTCCAATCAAGATACCACGGTCATCTTTGATTTTCGAAATTGAAATCAATGCAGTTTCCAAAGATGCTTCTGAAAGGTCAGCGGCAGAAAGCAGGTTGCTTTGGTTGCCATCGCCAATCGTAGCGTGTGATGCAGAGAACAATGGTTTACCATCGCCACCTACATATGAAGTGTTAAAGCCGTTGTTAAATACATCGGCAGCTTTAACTTGTTTGGTGTTCGCCATTGCACGGGCCAGACCTTTGGCACGTAGTTTAGCGAATGTGTCATACAAGTTGTCTTCCATTGCTTCTTCAGTAATAGCGAAGCCAAGGGCGACAGTCTCGTGTGTGTAACGAGCTGTGTAGCTTTCTTGTGCGTCATCATATGATACTGCAGCACCTTCACCTTTAACAGGTGCAGTGCCGAAGCCTGTGAAGAGAACTTCTTCTTCAAATGCACGGTCTGAATTTTCAATTTCAAACAACGGTGCATGTTCGTCAGAGACTTCCCCATACTCAAGACCGAATACGGCGTTGAGGCCAGGGAGTAGCTCTTTTGAAATACTTGCTCTATTAATAGCCATTTTTTATATCTCCCTTAGTTACCATCTGTAGAGGTTACTGGAGCAGTTACATAGACCTGACGGAAATTGTCAGAATGTAAAGCTTGAGTAACTTCAATTTTTGTATAAGCATCGCCAACGGCATTGCCTGGTTCATTTACTACACCAATGATTTTCAGGTCTAGTACGCCTGTGCCTACAGTAGAGGCTTTAGCGACCATAGCAGATTGACCAGTAAAGGTCGAACCGCCACCAACACCTGATACAGCTACGTTCTGACCAACAGCAGCTTGCGTGATGGTAGAGTTACACTGGATGATGTAAGTTTGTGATGGGTTGTCAATCACGTAAGCGACAGCATCGGTAGCTGATGTACCGCCTGTCCAATAGGCTTTAAATTTTTGTTCCCCGTTTTCTACATAGCGACAGCCTTGGAATACACCGTCAGTAGACTCACCAGCAGAGGTAAGAGCTACTACGTAGCCAGCTGATACACGAACAGGTTGTCCTGTGTACATGCTAGCGGCGGCACCTGAAGCAATGCTGTACTCATTAGTACCTGCACTGTTGTAACCTGCGCCACGAATACGAGAAGGAACAAGACCACGAGCTTGTTTAGTTGCACTCATTTTTATATCTCCTTCAAAGATTAAATTTTAAAATTAGTAACCAAGGCTGTCGTTAAATATCTTTAATCGAATTTAGCCGAACGTCCTTTAGTTACGTTAGTTTTGCTTTGATTTCGAATCGGCATCCTGCGGTCACCAGCACCCTCAAGTTGAGAGTTAACTGCTTCGACCATTTCTGCAGAAGCGTTTTCAAAATGTCGTTGCCGTGATAGTGCACGTTTGATTGGCAATTTAGCAAGAGCCAAGTCACCACGACAAACTGTACCAGAATAACGACCTTCATTTCTAACCATAGAAGTGTGTCCCATTTCAGGTACCTCATCAAGAGAAACAAACTGCCAGCCTTCGGCTAGTCGTTTACCAACGTTAGTGTAGTCATCCGCACCTTTAAGGGATATACGTATCCAGCGAAGTGTCATTCCTTGGTCTTCAAAACGATTCTTAATTGAATCAGGAATATCTAAAAGGTTCGGTTCACGATATTCATAATCGTCTTCTTCTCTTGTTTCCAGTTCACGAGTCTGGCTTTCACGTGTTGTATTTCGTGCCATAAGTGTATGTATCCTTTCGCAGCTATCGATTAATTGTTGTATATTCACCGTCTCCAGCCGATTCGACCTTCAACTTTTCGGCGGCATACTGTTCAAGCGTAATACCCCATTTGTTTGCAAGGCGTACATCTTCTTGTGAGAGCTTAACCTTTTTACTTGATGGGGCTGCTGAAGTGTGCGAGGCTCCAGCTACTACTTGAGAAGCCGATGACGTAGGCTTCGTTACGGGGGTTTCGGCAACAGCCTTTGCAGGTGCACCAAACTTGGTAGGGAAGTTGTCAGCAAGACGCTTATCTACTTCCGCATAAAACTCGTCTTCCTCTGGGTCGTAACCTTCTTCCTTAAGTTGCGCATCAATAACTAATGCTGCATTTGTAAGGATAGGGTCGGTATTAAACCACTCGTTGCTTGCTGCCCACTGATATGCTTTAAGTCCATATCCATTATAGTTTTCGGCAGGGGCTTGAGGTTGAGCCTGTATTTGCTCTTCTGCAATTGCATTCTTCTGCGCAGGAGTAAGAGCTTGATATTGTTTCTTTGCATCTGCTAGACGAGTAACATCTAACTGTGCATTATTTAAATACTCTTGAGCTTGTAGGATAAGGTCTGCCTCACCACTTTCAATAGCTCTTTTGTAGGCATCACGTGCAATTGATAGTTTCTCTTTAACTTGTAACTCAGAGTTTTCTAAGTTACTTCCTACTGCTGCAAAGTATTCTTCTTTTTGCTGTTGTAGTTCAAGTTGATATTGCTTGTTCTGCTCTAGTAGTTTTTCAATCTCAGCTTCACGCTCTTTCTTTTGAGCAACTAGCTGTCTAATTCTTTTTTGAGCACCAGAGGTTTCAACACCTTTTTCTTCTGGAACTTCTTGCTCTTCACCTTGAGCCTCTTCTGTAGTATCGGATTCTACCTCTACTTTTTCTTGGACAGCTGGAGTTTCTGCTTGTACCTCTTCTTCCTGTCCTTCGATTTCAAATTCAATTTTTTCTTGGGGTTCACCTTCATTAGGTGTAATAGTAGACCATTCAGTCTCTGACATTTTTTATTCTCCTGTTTAACGTCCTCAGCGAATAAGACGAATAACGCTGATGTGATATATTATATAGTATAAATTACTGTGTCACAATAGCAACACTGTAAATTAATTTGATAAGTTAAATGTTGGGTCTAAGTCCTTAGCACTTTCCACTACCATTTTAACAGCATCGTCAAAGATAAGTAGGAACTGGATACCTTTATACAAAAACTTATCGCCTGTATGTTTACCATAGCAAACATAGTCTCCCTCCTTACACCAGGGCTTACCCTCAAACTTGTCATCCTTGTATGCTAGATTACCAACCTTAACTACACGACCCACTGTTGTAAGATAAGCCATGTCCGATTTGGTTGAGTCAGGAAGAATAATACCGCCCTTTGTTGTCTGCTTAACAGAGACAGGACGTACAAGTAAGTGATATCCTGGAACTTCTGGTAATACTTTTGGGTCTTCAACATTTTCATCTGTAATCCACTCATCGTTTTTAAGTGCATTGCTGCCTGCTCGCATTTGTTTAGTCCTCTTCTATATACTTGTTGAGATAGTCTTTTACAAGACCTATTGATTTCTCAATCCCTGTTATCGTACCAACTGTCTCACGATAACTAGCATAGTCTGAAGCGGTTCCATACGCAAGCGAATTTTTTATTATTTCAATTTCTTTTTGTAGTTCTCGAACTAACTCGTCATATAACACTAGTTAATACCACCTGTCTTAATTATATCCATTAACAAGTTGCCAGCTATTTTAGATTCTTCAATTTCATTTGCATCTTGTGCTTTAAGAAGGTCACCCAATAGTTTCATTGCTTCGATAGCACGTTTGTTACTACGGTCTTCTTCTTTCTGCATTGCAGTCATTTGTTTATCCATGCCTGCTTCTTGAGCATCCATCATAATCTCTTGCTCTTTCAAATCAAGTGCACGGTTTTAAAGTGCTGCATCAACCTGCGCCTTGGCAGCTTGTGTT